GGCCCCCGTGAGGGGACGCGGGGATGTTCAGTGTCTCGCGCTAATTCCCGCTCACCCAAACCCCAGTAAGACGATTTGAACGTAGTGAGAATCTAGTATTACTTACTGGGGTGACTTCTCAGTTCTCTCTTTGTCACTAAGCCACATGAAATGAAAGATTAGTGACGCAATTTCTTCCCTAATGGATTACATCGGAGGTCTAGCTGGTGGTACCCTGGGTTATATAACCAGTGGTACCAGAGGTGCTAGAAAAGGTGCAAACCTCGGATATAACTTTGCCAAATCAAAGTATATGCCCCCAGTCAAACGAAAGTATTCATCTGCAACTACAGCTGGAACCAGACGCCGTGGATGGTCGCCTAAGATGCCACTTAAGAAGAGGAAGGTTACGGGTGGTTATAATCCTCGTCCTATTCATAGTTACAACGGTGTCGGTAGTAACGCATCAGCTGTGGCCAAAGCAGGACGCAAAGTAGTCGTTAAAAAGAAACGACGAGTTAAGGTTTCGAAATCTTTCAAGCGAAAGGTTCAAGTAGCTTTGGACGATCATTTGTACGGGAAGTACACAAAGATCGATTATGGTCACGTGACTGCACCTATTAGTGAACAAAATCAAAGGGTGGTTAATTTGTCGAATTTCTTCTCCCCTATTGAAATATTGCATGCAACAGATATTTTGTTTAATAGGGCAACACCTCTCGTGTCACCAACTTTGGCTAATATTACGTGGAGTGCCAATTATATCCGTAAGGATTGGATTGTGAATTCGAAATGTGAATTTTTGCTCAAAAATTCCTCTCAACGTACGTACACAATCAGCTTGTATGAATGTGCGCCTAAATCACTACCAACACAACGTGATACCAATTCAGCTTTTGATGATTGGGATTATGGGTTGGACTTGGCTCAAATTGGTGGTACCAATCCTCAGGCTAATGGCCCTGAAACATTGTTTAGTGTCCCGCAAGACTCTCCACAATTTAACCAATATTGGAGAGCCAAGAAAACCAAAATTGTTTTGCAACCTGGTCAAGAACATACGTTTTTCATTCAAGGTCCAAATCAACAGTCTATTGACTGGAGCAAAACGTTGCATAATCCAGCAGCAACTGGTGCAAGTTATATTCCTAGTTATCAGAAATGGTCACGTAGTGTATTCCTTGTTGCGTATCCTGATGTTGTGAAAACGTCTCTTCTTGGAGCAGCGAGATATACGTCCTCTGGTGTTGGAGGTGGAGGGTTGTCTTGGGAACGCAAGTTCACTTATTCAATTCAATGTCCAGTTTCAGCAGGTTTCATTTATCCTGTTGTTGTTGTAGGAGCATCACAGCAACTTAACAATAAGTTGCCTTGTAAAGTTATCAAAAACTTTGCTCCAGTAGCAACCGGTACTATTAACGATGTGTTGGAAGAAAACCCTATTGGAGTTATTGATCCACTTGATTAAAGTATTTTATGACTTCGATTTTTTATTTTTTTTTTGATTTTAAAGATTTCTAAAGTAGGTTACTCTTAACCTTCTCCTTAAAGCTGCTAATGTCGTAGCATCCAATTCTGGGTACCATTGGTCGACGTCCAGGTTGGTTGTGATCCAAAAGGATTCACAACATAATGGGACACTTGATCCCTTGATTTCCACGTTGACCGGATAACGATCGAGCCATCGCAATAGGTGTGAGACATCGATACGACCACGAAATTCATCGATGATAACGTTTGATTGACCGGAATAACCGCACCAGAATTTACTGTTGGGATCTTTACAATAAGCTTCCATTCCGGCGTCTGCCCAAGCGCGTCTAGACTTCCCAGTTCCAGTTTCACCGATGAATACATTGCAAGTTCTGACCATAGCAATTGGTTTCGCATAGTCAGCGCTGATGCTTCGCAAAGTCCTATAACTGTTGACACGAATATCGGCTGGAATGGACATGAGATCTCCTCGTTGAGCACATTCCCAAATCTTGTCCCAGTCCTTGGGGTTGGCTCGGTTGAGTGGCCGCTCTCCGAGCTCGAACTGGGTTCCTTCGACTCTGGTCTCTTCTTTCCAGACATAGGCAGCACTGGCTTCAGATCGGGTGAGTTCGGCATGGACGGTGTTTCCAAAGAGGTCTTTAACTGCTGGGAGAGATTTCTTCTGGCTGAAGCCCACAAGGATTTGCCAGTGAAGGAATCCGGTGTCTGCGCCGGATTCCAGTTGTCCTCGGATCCAAGCGACTCCCGGCGGCAGATACGGGGTCCAGTCAGCGTGGGGTACGGTAAGCATCCAATAGATTCCTTGTCTTCTTGTTGCCATGATGACATTTGAGTTTGAGATTTGGTGGGATTTCTCACTGTTTATATACTTGATAACCACACAGCCTTCGCACAGCCTACGCACAGCCTCATCTCCATGTCGGGCCGACACTCCGACCCGACCCGACCCGACCCGACAGACCTAATGGTGTTACCATATGGACCTTATGGTACTACTATATAGGAACCTAGTAGCCAGGAGGTCACTTGTATAGTGAATTCTCACGCTCAGTCCCGCTCACCTCGGCATATATTTAGCACACACATTTAACATATTCATCCCTCGCGAGGGCCCCCGTGAGGGGACGCGGGGATGTTCAGTGTCTCGCGCTAATTCCCGCTCACCCAAACCCCAGTAAGACGATTTGAACGTAGTGAGAATCTAGTATTACTTACTG